GTGTAAAACTTGTTACTGTAACTTGGAAAGAAACCGAAGTCTGGTATTTAACTAGACCAATGCACTCAGATGATATTGCTGAAACTTACCAGTTCCATGAAGAATCTTCTTGGGGTGTAATTGAAGGTACCTACAACATTGTAGAAACTAAATAAAGATATAGTCCTCAAACCAAAGGGATTAAAAAATTACTACAGCAATTTATTTCTAAATTTGTATGTTAAACAAGGGGTGTTGGTTCGAATCCAACTGCATCTGATAGGGGACCTAGGGTGTATGGTGTAATGGTAGCATGTAAAAAAAAGTAATTTTGACCCTTTTTTATTAATTAAAATCAAAAAAATTATGTTAAAAAACATTAGACTACCAGCAGAAATTGTTCTGTACATGTTGACTCTTTATTACTATGGTGAATACGCAGTATCTAGAGAAGTTTCAAACTACATATTGTTACCAAGTACAATTGTAGTTATTTATTTAACTTGGTATATAATTAAACGAACATTAAAAACAATTAATAATAAATTAGAATTATGATATCAGGAATCATTGTAGTGTTATTCACTATTTCAGCTATTTTAACAGCCCTAAAAACTGGGTTGAGTACAGAAGATAAATATGGTGATAAACGTGCTGATTTTACAAAATTAGCAAAGGTATTGGGAATCATATTTATCGGACTAGTAATTGGTGCAATACAACCATTTGCTATTGAACGTGTTGACGCTGGACATGTTGGCATCAAAGTTAAACTAACTGGTAACAACAGAGGTGTATCTAATTATGAATACAAAACAGGTTGGGTAATGTATAATACGTGGGTTGAACAAATGTTAGAATTCCCAACATTCCAACAACATATTGAATACAGTGACCAAACTGTAATAACAAAGGGTGGATTTGCCGCAATAATTAAACCCAGTTTTAACTATTCACTTAAACCTACCGCAATTGGTGATATGTTTGAAAACCTAAGGTTGGATATTAAACAAATCGAACAAGGTTGGTTAATGAATGCTATTGTATCATCTGTTAATGATGTGGCTAATAAATGGGAAGTTGATGCGGTATTCAATAAACGTGAAGAATTCGAATCTGCAATTATTACTGAGTGTAATAAACGACTGTCTAAATGGTTTATAGTTAGTCAGTTAAGAACAAACATTATACCACCAACATCATTGCAACAAGCTATTGAATCAAAAACTAAAGCTGTTCAAGAAGCACAAGCTGCAATGCAAAGAAAATTGGTAGCTGAGGCTGAAGCTCAAGAAAAAATAGCAAAAGCTAAAGGTGATTCAGCTAAAGTAGTTATTGATGCACAAGCATATGCTTTGGCTACTAAATTAAAACAAAAGGAAATATCACCATTGTATGTCGAGTTCTTAAAAGCCCAAAAATGGGATGGTAAGTTACCAAGCACTGTTGCTGGTGGGAACGGAACCTTCTTGAATATCAAGTAACCTAAACCAAATAAATAATAAGAATGTCACATATATCAATATGTGACATTTTTACCCCCCTTGTCCAACATTTCGTTTCTTGTAGTTCTTAGAAGATTTTAATTTAGAAGTCTTACTTTTTGAATGAATCCCAGGTCTCTTTTTATTTGCTCTTTTTAAGAAAGAGGATACATTTGAACTTTTACTTGCTTTTGCCATAACATTAAATTTATAAATAAATATTTATATTAGTGTAATAATCAACTTATGTGGTTGATTTTTTATTTTTTTATTGTTATATTTGTAAATATGAAAAATATGATATTTTTGGATTACGACTCAGATAGGGTTGGTAATGAAATAAGAATAGGTAAGCCAAACCAAGAAGCACCAACTGATAGGGAATTGGAATCTGAATTATTAAATCAAGACCTTGAACTAATAAGTGGTGGTTTAATAAAATTAATTAATGAGGCTCATAAATTGGGTTATTGGGATAAATCAACAATATTAACGGAAGTTGTTGATAAATTATTAAAAGAAAAGTATGACAAATCAAGAGAAGGCGCTGATGTATGAGGCGATTATTGCTGAGGGTGATAAATTAAATAGGGAAAAATCAAAGATAAAAGCACAAAATGCTGGTATAAATATGTCACCAGAAAATCAAAAAGCGGTTTCTGAAATTGATAAAAGGTTGAATATATTGGAAGCTAGGTTAAACGAATTAATTAGATAATACATGGCTAAGAGACGGGTTAAAGTTGAATCTGAACCTATCGTTAAAACTGAGGAACCTAAGGTTAGAGCAAAATCATCTAAAACAATAAATAAAAAGGTTGAAAAAGTTTTATCAGAAATGATACCAACTGAAAAGGTGGATAATAAAAAAGTATTTACTGATAATAGCTTTGAAAGACATAAAGCTTTTGGTGATGTAATTAAAAGAAATGCTATAACTGATAAAGTTAAACAAGGTTTACTTAAATGGGCTTTCTATGGTATAGAAAATGACAACGGTTATCAGTATTATCTAAAGGTTAAAAAATAGTTATATGGAATTACAAAAGCAAATCAGTACAGATTTAGTTACTGCAATGAAAGCGAAAGACACAACAACGTTGAATGTGTTAAGAGTATTAAAAGGTGAAATTCAAAGAGCTGAACAATCATCAAATGGTAAGATTGAATTATCAGATTCTGATATCGTTAAATTGGTTAAAAAATCAATTGATGGTATCAATGAAACTGGTGGTGACCAAGCTGAAGTTGCTGTACTCGAAAAGTATATGCCAAAACAAATGACTGAATTTGAAATTAATTTATCAGTTACATCATTGATATTGGGTAATGGTTACAACTCACCAAAAGATATGGGTAAAATTATGGCATATTTTAATCAAAACTATGTTGGCCAATATGATGGTAAGTTATTATCTGAAGTTGTTAAAAACTTACTAACAAATACTGACACTATTGCGTAATGGATGAAAATGATAAAATGATTACTGATATTCAAAACCTAATTAAGTTTTACGAAGGTTTGGGTGAATCAAATCCACAATTAAAAGTCTATGTAAATAGATTACACGAAGAGTTGGATAAATTAATAGTAGAAAAAAACAATAAAGATGAGTAAATCAGTTTTAGTTGCCGTTGCAAATATCGGTGAGCAAAATATACCCATGGATGTTATTTTAAAATGGGAACCAGAAAAATTATCATTTTTAGGTGATACGGTATTTTTTAAAGTCGATGATACATTCTTTTCAATGAAGAAAAATGATTTTTGCAATATTTTTACAGAAAAATGTGCATATATTAAATATTAATCTTATATTTGCTTATGGCTTTATTAAAATTTGAATTAAAAGAGGACCACATAAAACTATTGAAAAATTTAAAGTGGTCTATAAATGATGTTACTAATTATATAGAATCAATTGGTAATGGTGATGAATTTGGTGAATCACCATTTGGTGGTGGTAATATGATAGAAGATATGTATATCATTCTATATGGTAAACCAGATGAATTTGATATATTGAACGATAGTATTATTGAAATAAGTCAATCAGATATTGAAAACATGGAAACGTTATTTTCAGAATTACCGATGGCTTTGGATATTATATTATATACCGCCTCATTTGAACCTGGTCATTATAAAACCAAATGGTATGACCGAAATTGGATTAAATCTAAAATATAAAATATGACTAAATTTGAAACATCTTACATTATTGTTAAGGTCATCACCAAAAAAGGTGGCAAGCCGCAGCATGTATTTTTAGTGGATGCAAATAATGAAATATTAGAATTTAAAACTGAAGATGAGGCTAAAAACTTGGCTGAATTATTTGAGAACAATTCTGAAGCTGGTTGGATGTATTATGTTAAAAAGATATGAGTAATAATAATACCACATATGATTTTAGAAAGTTGCCAAAAGATAAAGTTTGGTTTACATCAGACCCACATTTCTTCCATTCAAATATCATAAGATATTGCAAAAGACCATTCGAATCTTCTGATGAGATGAATGAGATATTAATTGATAGGTGGAATATGGTTATAGGTCATGATGATTTAATTATATGTTGTGGTGATTTTTCATTAGGTGGTCCTAAAAATACCAAAGAAGTTTTAAAAAAACTAAATGGGGATAAAATACTAATAAGGGGTAACCATGAGAAAAGTGTTTTATCTAATAAAGAAAATAAGGATTTATTTAATGGTGGGATATATGACTTGTTGAATATAACAGTTATTGATGATGAGGTTGAATATGGATTCCAAGATATAATACTTTGTCATTACCCCATGATTAGTTGGGATAAATCGCACAGAGGTTCATGGCAATTGTTTGGTCATGTTCATGGGGTGTTAGATTGTGATGAAAGATTATCTACCAACCAATTGGATGTTGGGGTTGATTCAAATGATTTTAGACCGATATCATATCAAGAGGTTAAAGAAAAAATAACTATAAACAATCTAAATAAATTAAACAAATGTTAGATAAAAATATGGACCCATATTTAAATGATTTAAATTGTGCCAAAAGATTGGTTACTGAATGGGTAAAACACAAATCTATAATTATTGCATATGATTACGATAATACAGTTTTTGATTATCATGGTCTCGGATATAAATTTGATGGGATTATATCAATTTTACGTGAGTGTAAAGAATATGAGGCTAAGTTTATTGTATTTAGTTGTTCACCAACTGAAAGACATGGTGAAATGAAAGATTATTTAAATGAAAATAATATCCCATTTGATAAAATAAATGAAAATATTATTGAACTACATGGTGGTGAAGGTAAACTATTTTACAATATATTATTAGATGATAGAGCTGGGTTAAAAACAGCTATAACTATATTAAGTATTGCACTGGATATTATAAAACATAACCCAGTTAATGAAGCGGATGCTTGTAAGATTCTTAAAGGTATATATGGTAAACGAATAACTTGTTAATATGGATTTTGAAATTGTATTAGAAGGTTGTAAAAAAGGTGAG